CGTCAGCGTCAGCCCCATCAGGCGGTTGTCCAGCACAGTGGTGATATCCCTGCCTTCAATACTGATGCTGAATGCCGGAGTTTTGTTGCCTTTGTTAAGCAGTTCAGAGCTGAAATTCACGACAGCAGCCCTCCCACCGTTTTACTGATATCGCTTAAGGCAGATGTTTCCGTTCCCTGCAGATTATTCAGTTGCGCACTGAGATCACCGAACATATCGGACAGGGATTCATCCACGCGTTTTAGCGACAGGGTGAACTCAATCCTGCGCGGCATACCGTCGCGGAAAAACTCCGTTTTAGTCTGATTCAGTCCCTCAATCACATACATGCCGTAAATCGTGCCGCTGCCTTCAATCAGGGGCCATGCTTTCCCCTGTTCTGCCATCTGCTCCAGTGCCAACAACGACAGCCTGCCGCCTGTTATTTCCGGCATAAGAACGCCAGAAAGCGTCAGCATGTCGTTATCCGGTCCCAGAAACTGCGTTGACGGGCGTCGGTTAACCCGGCTGTTAGCCGCATGTCGCCAGCTGCGCTGATACTGCAGCTCCTGATACGGCACGGTGCGCAGCATAAACACGTATAATCCCAGCACCATCATCATGCGTCGTATCCCCCCTGATCGCTGTAGTTACTCCTGGCTTTTGCCTTCAGCCTGCGTTCACGTTCATCAAGCTGGCGGGCCACCTCCCGCGCAATATCCTGCGCACTTTGTCCTGGCTGCGTCTGAATGATGATCTGCGTCGGTGCCTCAATCCGTTGAACGGGCGGCACAGTGGCTGCACGACTCAACATCGCTTCGCCGCCTTTCGCGGGAAGTGCCAACGGATGCAACGGTGGAAGCTCTGCAGGCGCGGCAGCAACACCCATCATTCCGGCAACAACGGCAGCCAGTGCAGCTGTATTTCTCCGGCTGGTCACATTTGCCGGGCCGTTAACAATTTCCGGCCCGTTTTCACCGACGATGCCAAACTGCCCGCGCGGGATATAGCCGCCGCTGTCATACATCCCCGCAAAGCCATATCCCCATGACGGAAAACCACCCGATGGCATCATCACTTTACCGTCTGCATTCACCGTCGCAGGTTGCTGACGCGTCACTCTTTCCGGCAGTTTCGCCTTTGCAGCCTCTTTACTGACAATGCCGAGTTTCTCCAGCAACCATGAAACGCCAGATTTCAGGGAGTCCAGCGGATGCATGACCATATTCAGCCCTTCCGCCAGTGCCTCCCCGAATCTCCGCCCCATTGCCGCTGCACTCTGCAGTTCGGCAGAGGTCGACTTAACGGGCGTCAGCAGATCAGTAAACCAGCCCCACAGCGCCTGCACTTTGTCGCCAATCCACTGGAACACAGGCTTAAGTGGTTCGAATGCAGCACTGATGGGACCTGCCGCCGCTTTGAATCCTTCCACCACGCCACCGAGAAATGCGGTGATGGGTTGCCAGTATTTCCAGACAACCAGCGCCACGCCTGCCAGTGCAGTAACCACAAGACCTATCGGACTGAGCAGAGCACCTAACAGACCAGATATGGCATACAGAGCAACGCGCAGCATCGCCAGCGGGCCGGATGCCAGCACTCGCAGCACCGCGCCTGCGGCAGCCAGCCCGCCGCGTAGTGCTGCCAGTGGATTCATAAACATCACAGCAACAGCACGTAAACCGGATAATCCAGACCGGAACAGTGCAACCGGCGCACCAGCTACAGTTTTCAGGACATTTCCCGTCAGTAATGCCGTGCGACGCAAAGACGACAACGGCGCAGTAAGTAAACCCGCTGCGTTGCCCGATGAAGCAAGCCCGCGTCGCAGCAGTGCCAGTGGTGCGCCAGCCAGCCAGGACAACACGCTGCTGGTTCGTGTTACTGCTGCCGTAACGGAAGGTAACGTTTTGATACCCAGCACAGAGAACCCCAGACGGATCACTGCCAGCGGCCCCAGCACTGCAGCCAGCGCCACCGCTAAGGTGCCGAGGCCCACGGTAACGGCAGCCACCACAGCCGCTACTTTCATCAGTGTGCCCGTCAGTTCCGGGTTAGCTTCCACCCAGCGACGCAACGCTCCCGTAACGCTTTTCACCGTGTACAGAATATCCATCAGCGGCTGGCGCAGCGTTTCGCCCAGGCTGCTGAAGGTATTCTGCGCTCCGGTTTTAACCAGCAACCACTGAGCAGAAAGTGAGTCCTTGTTGATGTCGGATTCTTTCTGCATGGAACCGAGCGCATCATTGCCCGCTGTCAGTTTTAGCTGGCGCTGTAGTTCCGGCAGGTTGTTTGCCAGTTTCGCCGCGTCATCACCAAACTCTTTACCAAACAACATGGTCATGGCAGACAGACGCTTGTCCTGCGGCAGTGCGTTCACCTTCTCCAGCACACGCTGGATAGTTCCCATCGCATCCTTCGTCATCTGCTTTTCAATCACTTCAGGATTGAGTTTCAGCAGATTCATCCCTTCAAAGAAACTCTTGCTTTGCATGGTGGCAATGGACAATTCACGCACCATCGCGTTTGCTGCACTGGCTGCAACCTCCGGCGCAGCCCCCAGAGTCAGGAAGGTGGAACCCAGCGCCGCCGCTTTACGATAATCCAGACGGTCAGCCACACCGCCCAGACGTTGCATCACATCGATGATGTCCGCCCCTTTCGACATGGCGTTATCATCCAGATAGTTCAGCGCATCACCGAGCTGTTCAATATTGCGGGTAGGTATTTTGTAGAGCTGGGCGATTTTCCCCAGACTTTCTGACAGTTCATCCGCTGGCAGCTCAAAGGCTGTTGCCGCCTTTGCCGCCGTACTGGCGAAGGCCAGCAGGTCACGTTTCTGGTCTTCCCAGCTGTCGTCAGGGTTTGCGACGTTCATGCGCGCACCACCTTCAACCAGTGCAGCGAAGTCAACCGCACCGTTTTCCATCGGCAACTGTTCGCTGGCAGCCTTGATGGCATCCTGCATTTCATAAAAACGTGCAGTGCGGTTGCCATTATCGTCACGCAGACCATTGACCTGCTTTGCCACACCTTTCATGGCATCTTCCATGCTGGTATAGCTTTTTACTGCCGCCATCACTGGTGTCCCCATTGCCAGCCCTGCAGCCGTGGTGGTGGCTCCGGCTCCTGCAATACGATCACGCACCTCCAGCGAACGGGCATAACTGGCACGCGCCGCATTCATCCTGCGCTGAGCTTCCCCCAGTCGCTTCAGCCGCGCCTCCTGTTTCGACAATTCCTGGTTATAACGTGATGTTTCACGGGCTAAACGGGCAGTTGCTCCCGCATCATCGTTCGCAGAAATTCCCGCCCGGTACAGTTCTGCACGCACAAGCGCCGTTTGCTTCTGCAAATATTTTTGTTGTTCTTCCAGGCGTTGGACTGCCAGCGTTTGCCGACCTAAAGCCACAAGGTGCCGTTGTGATGGTTGTTCCATCGCTTCCAGCTCAGAACTAAGCAAATTTGCCTTCTGTCTGGCATAGTTCAGCCTGTCGCCTAACCTTTTGTTATCGGCCTGCAGCTTGCGAAATTTTTCCAGGCTGTTACCCGCCTGATTGAGTTGCTTTAATGCGTCACGGGAGTTTCTGATTGCGCCAGCCAGCTCTTTCGAACTGGCCTGTGCAGCACGGAATGGGCGGGTGAGTTTGTCAACCGCATTAAGAATGACCTGCAGGCGCAGGTTATTATCACTCATCGTTGGCCCCGCTTCTCTGAATCGCTTTATACCGCCATTCCAGCACTTCTGTCAGCGGCATAACGTCAGTAACGGATGGCGGCCAGTGAAAAATGGTGGCGATATCTGCCACCAGATCGTCAACCGTCAGGCTGTCGGTAAACCGGCAAGCACCGACTTCTTCAACAAAAAAGTGACAACCTCAACCGACATGGCAGTGAGATCTGCCGGGTCCATCTCTGCAATTTCCTGTGCGGTCAGTGCCGGGCTGGAGATGCGGGGGATCACGGTCATCATCGCGTTCACATCCATATCCATAATGGCCTGCAGGCGTGTACCGCGCAGCGCACCGGACTGCGGTTTACGCAGCACAATTTCGGTGATTTCAGTTTTACCACGCTTGATGGGGGTATCCAGTTGAATGGTCTTTTCAGTCTGCTTATCGCTCATTTTGCTGTCCTGTAAATTGGGTCCTGGCGCGGCATTCCGCGCCGTTCAGATACATCAGAGGCCGAGGGCGTTGCGGTGCGCTTCCATCAGGTCCACACCGTCCACAATTTCCACCATGTTGATAAGGTCCACTTCATAGAGCACCTCACCATTGATGGTCAGCTTCGCGTAGCTGTTGGTACTGGTCACTTTGGTGGTGTTGCTTTCGCCCGTCTTCCACTCGCCGGAATCCACTTCTTTGTGACGCCCACGCACGACAAGCTCCACGGCCTGCACTTCCCCGGTATCGTCACGCTGGATAGAGCCGGTAAAGCGCAGTTGGATGCCATCCACCGTGGATTTGCCCATCTGCTTAAACAGCAGCAGTTCAGTACCACCAATGGAAAATTCTGTGTCCAGAGCACTGTCATCAAGCCCCAGATCCACATCCACCGCCCCCGGCATTCCGCCGCCGCGATACTTCTCATATTTGCGGGTGAATTTCGGCAGCGTCAGCGACTCAACGATCCCCTGCCAGTTGTTCCCGTCGTTAAACAGGTTCAGGTGTTTTAATTTGCGTGGTAAAGCCATGTTATCCCCTTACGCGCTGACCTGGCTGGAGAAATTCACCAGGTACTGATCGGTGATGCGCTGACGCAGCATCAGGTTTTCAAGTGGCGGCACTGGCGTGTAGTCGTAGTCGATGGTGAGCTTCCCGGCTTTCAGAGTATCTTTGTCGTTCACCGACTCATCCAGCCAGCAATCACCACCAATGAGATAGCCCTGACTGACCAGGCTGCGCATTTTGGCGCGGATACCTTCGATAATGTCGCGGGCCAGCGACGGGTTCAGCGGTTTGTCCACCGCCCACATATGCGCTTCTGCCATTGTGTCCATAAGTACCTGCGCCGTGCGGGTGTAGTTTTCGAAGGCAAAGAGCGGGTCATCACTCAGGCAGCGGGAACCCCAGAAGCGGAAACCGTCTTTGCGGATAAGGGTGGTGACGTCGTTCTGGTTCAGCAGTCCCGCATCTGTTGCCGTGTCCTGCAGATCCCAGAACACATCAGCAGAAATTCCGGTGACACCGTTAACGCCCACGTTGGACAGGCTTTTGTGCCATCCGGTCTGCTCGTCAATTTTAGCGCGCAGACCAAGCGCACGGGCGGTGGCATAAGCCGTTGCTTCGGCATTCAGCACCGTGTCCCAGCCAGTAAAGTCGGGCCAGATCAGCATTCCTTCACGCTGACTGAAGTTTTCACGGTAAGTGATCGCCTCCTGCACTGTCTTGCAGCCATACGCTGACAGGTAAGCAAACCCACGCAGCTTTGCGCCACGCTCAGCAACTCAGTCGCAACGGCTTTGTTATCGTGGCCTGGCACGCCGAGAATGCGCGGTTTAACGCCGAGCTGTGACTGGGCAGATAACAGAGCTTTCATGCCTGTTTTTTTACCTTCATCAGTCACTGCGCCGATGATATTAGTTGTGGTTTCTTCTTCCGTTTCACCCTGCGGCACACGCACAACAACGGTCACGGGTTTTGCCTGGTCAGCGATGGCATCCAGCGAACGAGCCAGTGTGCCGGACTCGCCCGCCTTACCGCTGGCGGTCAGCACATCGGTCAGCAGGACCGGCTTATTGAGCGGAAACATGGACGCATCAGCATCATCGCCGGTGCAGACCATGCCCACGATAGCGGTGCTCACCGTGGTAATGGATCGGGTGCCATCGTTGACTTCAACAACGCGCACCCCGTGGTGGTAATCCTGGGCCATAAGGCAGTCTCTCCAATTTACAGGGGGTGTGCCTATGTTCTGGTTAATAAGCGCGCGCCGCACGCGCCGGGCTATGTGTGGGGAATGACACAATGGAAAGGACAGAAAAATCCCCGCAGGTGCGGGGACGGGATTAATCTTTGGGCGGCTCAGGCCAGTTAATATCAGGTGCCAGCGATGTATCCACCCGCATCAGCAATACGCGGTATTTTCGCCAGGCATCATAGCGGCTCTTTTCTTCGTCTGTTGCCATATCCAGTTCAACAGCATCCTGCAGCGGAGATATCGCGGTACCTGCTTCGGATAACAACGTAGATCTCCGTAGCTCAGCATCAGCTATTAGATCTGCCGACTTTCGCGTTACGGCTGCATCTGTCATAACCCAGGTATTGCCAGCTGCATCCCATGAATGGTATTTATCAGGGCGCGGTTGAGAAATGTTGTATTTATCGGCAACCAGATAAACCACCCGGTCACTATTTATTGCATTAAAAAAACGGGCATATTGCTCATTATCTATCGCCTGAACATCTGAGGGTAAATCGTCGACTATTGCGTTTTCCTCATAATTATCATCGTAGAATGATTGGGTGCTAACTGAAAATCTCATTTAATGCCCTCATTTAATAGCCAATTGCAAGATATGAGCCATTCATCGATACGTTTGGGGTACGGCATTGAAAACCAAAAATCCCATAAGTTTTTGTCTTGCCCAGACTCCATGCCATCTCTTGCTGCCCGACACCACTAACATCAGATGAACCGCCTGTTATCACCTGGAAAACCGCATTGGGGAAAGCAACTGGCCAGGTGACGGTGATATTTGAGGTTTCATATACCCCGTCAGAGCCGGAGCTACCTGTAGCTCCAGTAAATCCTCCCCATTGAATGTATAAGACCCGCCGTGCTCCACTGATAATCATCGGAATGGTGATGTATCCTGAAGCAGATGCAGCGCCACCGCTAACCCCAGCAGCAGACAATTCCCCTAAACCAAGGTATGCGAGAAGACCAGTCACATCCTTTCCACTCAAATTAGTCAGCGTATTGTCCAACGGTTGTTTACCTGCCAGCGCATTAAGCATTGTCGTGGCAAAGTTCGGGTCATTCCCCAGCGCCGCCGCCAGTTCGTTCAGTGTATCCAGTTCCGCAGGTGCAGAACCCACCATTGCCGCAATCGCCGATTTCACAAAAGCCGTAGTGGCAATCTGTGTATTGTTGACCGACTGCGCCGCCGTGGGGGCTGTTGGCGTTCCGGTTAGTGCCGGACTCGACAGCGGCGCTTTCAGTGCCAGCGCATTGTTAATGGTGGTACTGAATTTCGGATCATTGTTAATGGCTGCGGCTATTTCTTTCAGCGTGTCCAGCGTGGCTGGCGCACCATTAATAAGAGCCGTCAGAGCCGCCTGAACAAACTCGGTGGTCGCAATCTGCGTGGTGTTATTCCCTGCTGCTGGCGTTGGCGCTTTGGGTGTCCCGGTAAACGTCGGACTTTCTTTGGGTGCATACTGTGAATGCGGGTCCGGTGCGGCAAGATGTTTTGCCATCTGATCATCCGCGTATACCTTCAGCTCAAGTGCCTTGTCATCCACATACTTGCGGGTTGCCAGCACTACAGCAGGGTCGATTTTCAGGGTGATATTGTCCGTGCTGCTGGTAATCAGCACCATGCGCACGGTCTGAGTGCGCCCGCTACCTTCAGCCAGTTGCGGCTTATAGCTTTCCGGGCAGTTGCCCACGGCAATCAATGCCCCGGACTCATCAAACAAGCCCACTTCACGTATCCACCAACCGCCCTCGTTTTCAGGGATCACCTGTTCGGCAATAATCTGACTGCTGTTCTGCGGGTCGATATAGAGCATATTCAGCGCAGCCCGGCGTTTCTCATTTACCAGTGCAGTCTGCTTTGAGTCTGGCGTTGGCAATACTCCGCCGCCATCGCCGACCGCCATATGGGTAATTTTTAGCGGCACACCGAGCGCGGCGGCGCTGGCAAGTTTCGCCGCGCCAATATCCGTCAGCAGGGTATAAAATTTTGTGCTCATGGATTCACTCTCATTGTGTCAATAACATGGACCGCCCCGCCTTCATGCGCGGTGCCGCCAGAAATAATTGTTTCGTTGATATACGGATAGATCGTGATTTCTTCGCCAAGATAGCTGGCGGCCCCCACCCAATGCGGACCGCTGGTCTGCAGATTGATGGACATGCCGATCATGTGACGGCTACATGGTTTGGCATCGCTTATCAGCCGCTCAAGTTCCAGATAGGTATCTTCAGTGATGCCCTGGTCCTGCACGCCGATATCCAGGCGAAACGTGCCTGGTGTTTCTCCGGTCTGCCACCACTCAATAATACGGATCAGAAAGCCGAACGGCTCCACCACCCGCCGCACGGCACTGGTGGTCCCTTTATGCTGATGAATATAAAAAGCATCCTTCACCACCTGGCGCTTGACGCTTTCTGTCCAGCCCTCATCCCAGCGATCCACAGAGAACGCCCAGGCGAGATAAGGCAGGAAACTGACCGGACAGGTTGCCGGATTCCACAAGTCACGCAGCGGCACCTGCAGATCAGAAATCCCACTGCAGGTTTGCGCCAGTCGTCGCTCCAGTGAAGTTGAACCCGGTGGCAGCAGACTATTCATCCGTTCCTCCGTTGGTCACGCTCCACTGCGTACATGATGCCGCCTGCGTTTTGTTCAGAACCACATCCGCCAGCGGAGAAGCCAGTTCCACACGTTGAACACCCTCAACATGCAGCGCGGCAAAAATAGCACTACGGCGAATATCCCGACCGAGCCGCGTCTGACTGGCGATGTACCTCTGCAGGCTGACTTTTGCCGCTGCCATTACCGGCTCTGCTTCCGGTCCCGGATAAAGAAAAATGGTGGCTTCCACACGGTACGGGATGATTTCTGCGCTGCGAACCGTCAGACGGTCAGCCACCGGGCGGACGTTCTCACTGTTCAGGGCTTTCTCCACCACATCCAGCAAGTCTTTTTCTGCTGTTCCGTCGCCTTCACGGCTCAGGACAGTCAGTACCACCTCTGCAGGTGCCGGACTGGTTGCACTGGCATCCGCCACCCGACCGTCGGCGCTTCGGGCATGAAATTCATAAGCTGCAGTTGGCCCCGCAACTGAAAGCCCTTCAAAGGCTGCAGGCACACGCAGGCGTAACGCTTCATCGCTTTCCATCACAGCTGCAACGGGCGGCACAGCGTCATTATCAGCAGGCGTCACCGTCAGGCGTTTCACATTGTAATTGGCAGCGAGCTGGTCCAGATCACTCCCTATGGCATAAGCCGCCATCACCGCCTGCGCGGCTTCGTTAATGCGCTGGCGCAGAAGCAACTCACGATAAGCGTTCTCCTGCAGCAATTTGGTGACGGGTTCAGATTCCAGTTCCAGCGTGCGGATCACTGCTTCCTGCTCATCTTTCGGATGAAGCGCAACAAATTCGGCCTTGCGTTCGGCAAGCAGCGTCTCAAAGTCCGGCACATCCACAATCTGCGGCGCAGGCAACTGCGAAAGGTCAATCACTGCCATTCTCTGCTCCTGTTGATACGGAAAGGGAAACAGGCACACCGTTATTACGCCGCCCGGTCAGCTCCACCACCATTGAACCGTCAAAATTGCTGTTGATGGTGATGGAATCCAGCGTCAGCCGTGGCTCCCAGCGACTCAGCGCCACATACACTGCCGACATGACCTGCAGGCGTAATGCCGGATTTTGTGGCTGGTCTATCAGTGTCGACAGCAGGGAACCATATTCACGACGGGCAATACGGCTACCCTGCGGTGTCAGCAGAATGTCCCGCACCGACTGGCGCAGATGGTCAATATCAGTAATGGCTTTGCCGCTGGTATTGTTCATCCCGCTATAAAGCGTCATACCGGACCTCCGGTTGTGTCGCCGCCTTTCAGGACGCCTGTATGCTGATGCGCATCAACCACAATCCCGTTAGAACTCATCGCTCCGCCGCCCTGGGTAACGCCACCATTGATCACCACTTCGCTGTTAATGCGCGTGCGGTCAGCCTCCAGTACAAACTCACTGGTTTTCATGGTGATGTTGTCGACAGCCTCAATGACCATGGATTTGATGCCCCTGACATACCAGCGCCCGGTGGCGGGTTCGTATTCAAACCAGCCACCGTCAGGATGTTCTGTCACGCAGGCGTCCGCCGACTTCGACGGTGGTGCGAACTGATTCGAATAGATGGCGGGCAGCGCAAACGCGGTTTCAAGATTTCCGCCCAGACTCAGCAGCACCACCTGCTCACCTTCCGATGGTTTCCACCATGTGCGGGCATTCCCGGCACGCAGCGTCAGCCAGTTAATCCAGTTGGTTTCAAGGTCGCCCGTTTTCACCCGGCAAAGCCAGTTTTCCCGGTCCACTTCGGTGACTACACCAGTGCGGATCAGATTGGTGATAAGGCGCATGATTTCGGTCAGTTGTGTATTCATTTCCAAATTATCAAACAGAACAAAGACTAATTCATCTATTTAGAATTGTAAGAGATTTGGCACAATGATAATTTAAAGAAAGAATGACAACTTTAAATATAAAACGCCCTATTAAAGGGCGTTTTTATTATTGCCTAAGTTTAGGCTTGATAATTCCTAGTGCATCCCACAAACCACAGTGTATTTCAAAATTCAACGTTGGGTCCATTTCTAAATCTTCATCATTAAATGACCACAAATAAACATCTCCGCCATCTGTTTTAGATCTCCTGAGTACATTCCCGATAGCACCGACTTTAAATAAACAACTCAGTATTTTATTAAGCGTTAATGTACCATCTCCTAACTTCAATTCTTCAAATTTTTCCTTGATTAAATGTGGAGTGAAACCTCTTTTTTTTACTGAACGTAAAAGAGAAAAACTGTCATCTATTTCTGAATCACTTAAATGTCCCGCAAGCTCAGATCTAATTTCACGTAAAAGATAAGATGAGTATTTTTTAGAAATCTTTGTAAACATGGAACTTTCAAATCTTTCAGTATTTTCTCCATATTCATCTTGAATATAAGTTAGCATCCTAACGGCATCTCTTGGGCGACCTAGAGTTCTATGTAAAATATAAATAGAGCTATGCTCACCTGCAACTCTCTCAGTGAAAATTTTCCCGAACAAATTAGAACCATTTAAATCATTATAATAATCAGTGGAGTTTTTGATCTTAAAAGCAATCATATCAAAAATCTCAGAATCACTTGCTCGCTCTCCAGCAGAACACCAATCAAGTGTAACAGAGTTATCTTCAATGATTTTATTAATATTCGGCGATGAAAAAGTATTTATTATATCATGACGAATAACTGCACCAATTTTAGCATCTATTTTATTTTGCATTAGAGTTTTATTAATTGACACAACAGCATTTAAAAAACTTATCATTGCATTTTTATATTCAACTGTTGCATCAAACTTATCATCTAACTCATCATAAAATACATATATTTTTTTATTACTCTCTTTTAGCATGTCAACAATAAAACACTGCAAAGATTCCATACATTCCAAATAATTCTTTTTTGTTTCTTTTGTTTTCTCGACCTCACCACCTTTTGCTTTGGCTTCACCACGTAATACTGGGAATCTAAATCCGATACCAACCTCACCCGACGTTTGGTACTCCCTAGTTATTTCAACTGTTTGCTCAGGCCTTAACTCGCCCGCGACATGGCCAAAAGAACGTAAAAAACCTTCCAAATGAACTATTTTATCCTCACTAAATCCTTTTTTATTACTTACAATATTCTTAGCAAGATTGACCAATATCATCCACTTGAAAATTGGTACATATTTTGTGGAAGACACATCCTGCCCCTGAAAGTGAGTAAGTTCATGAAAAACAAAATCTTTTAATGATTCCACAACTGCAATATAATTATTTTTTCGCTTGGCGTTACAGTAGACATTAACAAGCAATGTCTTACCCGTCCCCTTCCTGCCAATTACGAGCATTTTATTTTTTCTATCAAGTTTACTTAATGAATTATTTATATCATAAAAATATTTCGAGTAATTATCGAGAAATAATACCTCATTCTCTCCATAAACCTCACCAAATTCAAAATCACCAATTTTGGGGCGCATAACATCCTATCCTTAAGAAAATCATATCATTATAACAAATGCTTTTATATATAGCAGATTTTATATTTTCATTGAAGTAAAATAAACTCACTTATGCAACCCTCCCTTTTCCTGTAACCAACTGATTAATGTGTAAAATATAAAACTTTGTTCTTTTTCAGCAATGCCTAACAAACGACGCTCTGCATAACGGACCTCCGGTCCTTTTCGACTGACGCGATCACGCAGGCCGTAATGGTGAACGCGGGCAATGCGCTGCACCTTACCTTCAAACTGTACGCTGGCAGAATCCGCGCTAGCGGCGGTTTTCAGGTATTTTGTGGTGCGAAGTTTTGTAAACATCTGCCATTTGATGCGGCCTTTTTTACTGCGTGCTGTTACTCGCCTCGGTTCATAGCTGCTGCCATCAGGATTGCGTTGCATCCTGATATTCTGCTGCTGTGTCCGGCGCAGTTCCTGCGCCAGCTGGCGCATCATGCGGCTTCTGGCGGCTGGTTCCAGATTCGCCAGCAAGGCACTCAGCCAGTCGTCCACTTTCTGCAGTTCAGCCACGTTTCACCGTCCACATTTCTTCAGGTTCATCAGGTTCCGCTATAGCTTCAACGCTCGACACACTGCCGTTAGTGCTGACCAGCACACGTTCCGTCAGTTGCAGGTTAAGGCTGATATCACAGACATCGTTGCGCAGAATATCCACCTCAAAGGTGAATAGCTTTTCCCGTAACGCCGGGTTATTGATGGCATCGGGCTGGTTATCCCGCAGCCACAGTAAAACCGGGGCCATCAGCAAATTTTGGTCGCCGCTGAAATCCTCTATCACCACGTTCAGGGTATAGCGGTACTCCCATGACATGGAGCTGGCCCCCGTGGCAACCAGCGAACCGTTATCCACAAACAGATGCAGTTTGTCCGGGTTATTGCGGACATAAGGCACTGCTTTATTGAGGGCGTGGCGCAGGGACTGTGGTTTGTTCACTGTTTCGCTCCTGACACGCAATAATCATGTCCACTTTGTCTGCACAGACCGCCCAGGCGGCCTCCGTTTCATCCAGCAATGCGTTCAGATCACCGTTAGTGCGCGGCGCTGCCTGCTCCAGCCGACACGGCGTCACTCGCGGACAACCACTGACGGTAAGCTGCACCTCCGGTAAGTGCCGGACGTTCCCGCAGCCGGATAATGTCAGCAGGCAAAGGAGTATCAGCCCAGCGGTGTAAATCCTCGTTCTCACGTTTCAGTTCCTCGATCCGGCGTTGTCGTTGTCTCAGCAGTGCACTGGTCTGTTCTGCTTCGGCGTAGAGCCGCGCCTGCTCCCGGTTGTTGGTTTCAGCCAGAATGGATAGACCGATCAGCTGGCTGTTTTTCTTCGTCAGTTCCTGCGCTTTACTTTTCAGCGCCGCGCGCTGCGTTTCGATGGTGTGGCTGGCGCTGTTAAGCCGCCACGACTGCCAGCCCAGCGCAACGAGTGCCAGTGCCACCACTACTGCCAGCGCACGCGTCATAGTCCAGCGCCTTTAAGGCACCAGGCCATCTCCCGCGCACGGCGGTTATCCAGCCCCTGATTAAACACACCTTTAACATAAACCCAGCGCGGCAACTGTCGGCACGCATCCGCCCAGCGCCGCTGGTTGAGCAATTTCACCAGCGTGGAACTGCAGGCATTGTCCGTTCCCACGTTGAAGGCAAACGACACCACCGCGTCATACACCTTCTGCGGCGGCTGTTGCTTCACACACCTTTCCAGCACCCGCTCCACACGTAGCACGTTGGAGATCAGCCCTTCTGCTGCCTGTCGTTCCGTAATGGTTTTGCCGGGAATGACGCCCGACGTATTACCAATGCCGTCGGTCCAGACACCCGCGCTGCACTGATACGGCTGCAGACGACAGCTTCGTAATCGGCAATCAGTTTCAGCCCCTCCACGGAGGTGTGAAGCTGCTGAAAACCCGGCAGCGTGGCAGCAATAGCCAGCACGGCCCCGACAAGACAGCGTTTAACGATTAATGGATTCATAATCCTCCCGCGAGATCTGCCCGTCGCGCAGAAGCTGGTAGGCTTTGTGTTTGTAGTACCAGTTGATAGCCAGCATCAGCACACCAATCATCAGGCCCCCCAGCGTTGAGGCATCCTTGATGGACAAATCGCCCAGCCAGGCCAGCACGACGGCGATGCAATACGTGATAAAGGCGCTGATTCGCTCAAGCGTCATAATTCAGTCCCATAGCTGGACGGTCTGCACGGTGGTGGTGGTCGGAATGTCCGGCAGCTCCACCTGCAGCCCGTGAGGTAAAAAGGGGCCGTGTTCGGCAAGCCCCGGATTTGCCTTCAGTACCTGCTCCGTGACACCCTGTGTACGCCCGTAATGACGCCAGCAAAGCGCGTCCACCGTGTCATACTGATGCGCACGTACTTTCATCAGATAAGCTCCACTGTGCAGTGCGGCGCATCCTGCACCCGGCTGACGGCCCAGCGGGCGTCACGCCACAAATCACCGCTGGCTTCTGCCAGTTCTTCGCCGCGCTTCACACCGGATGCCGTGGCGTCATAGTCCTGGTATCGTTCGTTGAGCATGGCGCGTGCCCAGCAGTAAACCGCGTTGAAATAGTGCTGAATGCGCTCACTTTTCCCGTCCAGCTGTTCTGCCGGAACCTCTGCCAGCGAGGCATACCCCAGCATCTGCTGGCGTCTGCGAAACTCGTACAGCTCTGCGTTGACCTCCGAAATTGCCGACAGCGCAACCTGCTTTAAACGCGGCTGCGTCACCGTGCCGTCAGTGCGCATCACGCTGCGAAACTCCGACAGGTCCACATCAGGCCAGAACGGCGTATTTCTGATGATTTCCGCCTGTTCCGGTGCCTGTTCTGGCGCAACAAACTTCATGCTGCTTTCTCCTGAAATAGAGGGCGGTGGACGGGGTTTTGATGTGGCGGTGCCTTTCGCCACCCCGTGCCGCCCGTGCGCGGGTGCACGTTCTGTCAGCGGCTGTCATTGCGCAGTCTGCGCTCCAGCTGCTGTTTGTCTTTTTTCACGCCACAGCGGGGATCGAGCTGTAACGCATGGTTGAGATGATTAAGGGCGGAAGCCGGATTGCTTTCACTCAGGACAGCGCCAATCGCTTTATGCAGACGCGCCCGTGACTGGTCCGGCATATCCAGACCGTCTGTCAGCTCAAGCGTCTGCAGCAACAGATCGGCATCAAAGCCGGTGGCGGCAAGCATTGCGCTCTGGGCTGCATCTGCCATTTCCTCTGCCAGCACGGTCTGCACGTTGCGGTTACCCAGCGGCATCACCCAGCCATGACGCAGGGCATGACGCCCGATCTCCAGCGCCCCGGCATAATCTCCGGCATCAATGCGCCACAGCATCACGTACATCAGCACGTCATCCTGTTGAGCGCCTCCGGCAGCCAGGACGCCCTCCGCCCAGGCGGCATATTTCGGCAGCAGCTCCACCTTTATTTCCGCTTTTTTCACCGTGGACTGAACGCCCTTGAGACGGCGGCGGTCTTCCGCCAGTTGCAGCAGCATCAGGTCATAGCCCGACGCGTGGCGAACACTGCCGCCTTCACGGGCGGCCTGTTCAGCCTGAACGCGCAGGCGATGCTGCCGTGCGGGACTCAGGCTCATAGGTTACGCTCCGGCTTCTGCTGCGGCGGCGCTGAAATCGCCAATCTGGATGTTTTCCACCAGTGCGGCGCAGCGGTAGTCCTCAACCACATAGGCTTCGTTAACAGATTCAAAGTTTTCAATCCGGTCACGTTTCGGGTTGTCGATAACTGAACGGCGGCGGGTGTCTTCCTGCCAGTAGATGGACAGGTTATCCAGACGGGTGATCAGCAGCGCATTCGGCGGGAAGAACGGCGCACGCACGGCCTGCAGACCGCCCATGCGTTTCTGACTGATAATCATCTCGGCTGCCAGTTTTTCACTGTTTTCCTGCTCTTTGTTGACCAGCGGGAAATACTTGTCAGACAGCAGTTCACGACCGCAAATCACCACCAGATCGTCATCGTCCTGGTAGACCACGTCGATAAGCTCATTAACGGCATCCATCACCACGGCGTCCAGGTTGGCATATTCGCCACCTTTACCGACTTTCACCGCACCCGGTGTGGTTTCACCGCCCGTGGTGGTGCTGCCCATGACGTGATCCGGTGCATCCTCACGGATTTTACGCAGCCAGCCTTTGTTCACATCCTGCAGCAGCGGGTTTTCGCTACGGTTGGAGGTTTTCGCACGCTTCACGCCGTTAAAGCCGATCATGATGCGGTCCAGTGCCTGACGTTTCACGATGGCGTTACGGATACGCACCTGGAAATCCTGAAACTTCGCCCACAGGTCCAGCTTCGCGTAGGTCAGCACCGTGTCAAAGTTGGTCTGTTCGCATTTGTATTCCACATCGACCATCAGCGTCGGA